TCACGTCCTCCCGTCACTTACCTTCCCCCTCACCTGCTGGAACAACTCACCCTGGCTGTCATCGGCAGTGCGTCTGCGCGCGCGCATTCTGAATGCCGCCCGCTCTGAGACCTCGGCACGCCGGGCTGCTTCTCTGGCACTTGTCCCGGCGTCCAGTTCCCGGGCCAGGCGCCTGCGGGCCTTTGCCAAACAGCCGGTCGGACCACGGGGAATGATCACATGACTGGCACCGCTCTCCTGGCCATTAGGCCTCAGAATGCGGAAGTGGTCGCAGATCCTGTCAGCCGCGTTACGTCCAACGGTCTCCACCAACCAATGCTGATCATGTGCCCGTGTCGGGATGGAGACCCGCGTACCGCCCACCCTCTCGGCAATGGCAAGGGCGGCCGACAGACCGACGATCCTGGCGAGATCGCCGAGCAGGCCCGGCAGCTCGTCATTCACCGCTGACATGTCCTCAACAAGGTGCCGAGGGCGTTCATCGCGGAAATCCAGTCGGCAGATGTCTGCTGAAGAACATCTGTGTGCCCGCTGCGCTCAAGAAGATAGGTAGTGAGAGTTCTGACTGGTGTACGTTCCCGTTTGACCAATTCCGACCAGATGTGACTGCACACCTGGAAGCGATGATCGTTTTGAAGAGCCGGCTGGTTCTGATCTCTGGTGAAGAGATCTGGATTGCCGGTTTCCCTGCGGATCCAGAGTTTCAGGGCGTCGATTGCCTTGTTGGCGTCTGCCGGGTCCTGCAGAAAGCGGTGATGGTCCAGTCCGGTCTGGCGCCTCAGGAAGGCGACCATCGCCTTGTCGGACTTGTCGTCGACGACCCCGAGATTGTAGCCGGCAATCCAAAGCGCCTGCAGCTTCTTGGCAAAAGACCCGGCGACCGTCTGGCTGACTTGCCTTGGTGCAATGGCCTGAAGGGCGGATATCACCTTGAGCTGCTCGACCTCACTCATGCCTTTTGACGAGCGTTTGCCGGTCTCCCGTTCCAGGATGTCGCGATAGGTGTCGTCGTCGAGCTTGGCTTTGGATTTCAGGACATGGATCTTGGCGAGTGCGGTCATCACTTTCCTCCCTGGCGTTTGGCATCGGCTTCAGTGGCGATCGCGTCGAGTTCCAGCAGGGCAGCATCGGCAAGCTTGAGATAACGATCGCGCTTCTTCTCCCAGTCGAGCCGTGTGTCGACTTCCTGAATCAGATGATCGTCGATCGGCGTGCGTGTGACCGGCATGCGCTCCAGCGTCATGGTCGCGGCGATGTCCTCCGGATAGGCGGTTTTGAACAAGGCAAAGGCAATGCGTTCGCGGTAACTCATAGGCTCAATCCTTGTAGGGCAATGGAAGCCGGTGGGGTTGACCGGCGGCACCAGCATCACCAAGCGGCTCAGGTCTGCGCCGGGCGTGAAGTTCATGTTTCAGGAGATCGTTGGTCGCCTGCTGCAATTCCCTGGTCAGATCGGGCCGGCAGTGCAGGCGGTAGCGGGCCCGATCGGCCTTGCGCAAAAGATGATCACGCCGTTCGCGCAAAGCCTTGGTCTCACGCAACTCAGAAGCTTCCGGGTTGGCGAGGCGAGACATTTCTATGCGGCCTTGGCCAGATCGATGGTGATCGCCTGCCAGTCCGCGTCTGGCTGCTCCCGCCGGTAGAAACGCACATAGCTCTTGGAACCAGTGATCCGCATGGCATCCTTCAGCGCCGTCATAGCCCGCTGCCAGCGCGCATCCTCGATCTCCAGCCGCATCAGCATGAAGATTTCCGATTTGTTGATCTGGCCTTCTTTGTCGGTGTTGAAGGCGCGGGTGACGATGGAGCGGATTTCTGGTCGGCTGTCGGCGGCCCATTCATTGAGGCACTCGTCGATCAGGCTCTTGGCGATCTGGATTTCTGGGCCGAAGTCGATGAAGTCGGAGACCTGCACCTGGACCTTCCGGCAGCCGTCGACAGTCTGGAAGGTGGTGTTGCCTTTCATGCCACCCTTCTGGGAGTCGTATTCCTGGGCAAGCAGTGCGGTCAGGCTCAGGAGATCGGCAAAGGTGTGATTGCGGAACCGGCTGATCTGCGCAGACAGCTCTTCGGCAAAGCCGACGATCTTGCGCACGGTCTCGTCTTCGAGCTTGTGCTGGGGTTTGACGTTTTCCAGCGGCACCAGGTTGCCCTTGGCATCGCGCATATAGGACTGGCCGTTGATCATCTCGACACCGTCAACCGGCTCAGACATTGCCTTGTTCGGGGAAATTTCCATGTTCAAAGTCCTTTTGCAGTCTCGTTAAACGCAGAACAAAAAAGGCTTAAGCCGCGCCGTCGTCGTCGACGTAGCTCGGCGGAATTGGGGTGGCCCTCTCAGGAATCTCGGCCGGAATGGGCCGGCGGGCGATCGGGAACAGCGCGATCTTTGGATCGGACAGATCGATGACCACCGGCCGCTGGACGCGGGAGTTCTCCAGGTGCCTGGCAACGGAAACGCAATCGTCGAGGACTTTCTCGAACTGAGCGGTGGTTTGTGCCGGGAGGGTCAAGGCTCCCCTTGCATCTTTCCACTCGTTCAGCTGGCGCGAGAGCATGCGCAGGTCAGTGCTAAGCATCATGAGATCCCTTCAGGCGGGAGTGCGGGCAGCCGTTCCGGCAGGCGCGGTAGACTTTGGATCGGGTCGAGTTGGTGACGGCACGGGGTTTGGCTTGCCAGTCGAGGCAGATGTGCCGCCCGATCCCACCAAGGACCGGACAGTCGACGGTTGAGCCCATCATGGCTCCCCTCACCTTCTCCTCGACCTTCGCGAGATCCCCCGGATATTTGTTGCCAAGCGTCTGACTGATCGTGGTCGGCGAATAGCCAAGCCGCTGCGCACAGGCATTCAGCCCCTTGGCCGATGCCAGCCGGGCAAGCTCAGTGATCCAGTCAGGCGGTGCGCCGTCCCATGCGGCTTCTGCCTTTTGAACCATGGTCGAGGAAGCGCTCATGCTGCGCACTCCTCTGCCAGAGGTGCGCCCATGATCTCCTTGCGGTTCGGGTCGTAGACCATTTTGGTCTTCAGGATTTTGGGCGGGTTCGGACCGGTGTTCATGGAGGGCTTCAGCCGCCATATACCCTGCACCTTATTGCTGCTTTCCCGCAGCACCTGCAGATATCCAGCCCGGTTCAGATGGGTCACATACCGCTTTGCCGTCTCGCGCGGGATCTCGACGTCCGGCGTTGAGGCGGTGACAGCCAGCTCAATGAGCGAGAAGCCGGAAAGAACCCGCATTGCGTTCCAGATCTGAAGCTGGGCGAGCCCCTGCTTGCCGAGCGTGCCATCCCGGTTGACGACCGGTGCCAGGGCTTGGCGCTTGAGCAGCCGATAGACGTTGTAGAGCGAATGTCCGGCACCACGATTGACCTGGACCCGCTGCTCAAGCATTTCCAGAAAGCCGGCTGCATGCAGCCGCTTGAAATAGTCGGCGACCGCATAGTCGTCCCGGTCGTTCGAGCGCAGGGCCACCTCATGCATGGTGAAGGGCTTGTTGTCTTTGCCGAGATCCTTGATCACGCTCCAATAGTGATCATGACCGCGGTAGATCGGTTTGCCGCTCGTGACCTTCAGTTCCAACTGGATCGGCATCACGCAGCCCTCCGGATGCGGCGTGGCGGCTCGCCGGTGAAGAACCAACCCTGTTCAAATGAGCCCACGGAAAAGCTGTCTTCGCCGGTACTGCGGGCGTGTTCGATGATCCGGTTCAGATTGACGTGAATGCGCCGGGCCTTGCCGGCGGACTTCTCGACAAGCAGGTCAACCAGGTCATCGGAGATAAAAAGCGCAGGGCAGAACAAGTTTGCCAGGGCACGGGCATCCTCGTGATCGCAAGGTTCGGCCGGGACCCAATCCAGGACCCGGTTGTGAACCCGTTCCACCTGCAGGATTTTCCCCGGCAGCTGCTCTTCGCCGATCAGCACGATCGGTGCCTGACTGTGCTCATGGATTTCCCGGACAAGCTCCAGCATGCCCTTGTCGGCCAGCTTGTCCGCCTCATCGATGATCAAGGGGCGATTGAAGTCATCGCCAAGCGCCATGATGGCGCATTCGCTCATATGGGCGATCGTGCCGCGCGGTTCCTGGTTGGCTTCCCTGAGAATATTTTGCAGCAGGGATTTCTTGGTCCAGCTGTCGCCAACCTCGACCCGAAGCGCTCCAGTGATGTTCTGGACATAGAGCGCAGCGTAGGTCTTGCCGTAGCCGGAATATCCATGAAAGACGCCGAGCCCCGGCAAATGCGGTCCGCGGGACCGCAGGGTTTCGACAAGGGTCAGGCAGCGGGCAACATTCTTGAGTGCGGCCAGTCCGCCTGCGCTCGTCACGCGATTGACTGCAGGATCTGCATTCGTCATTCTTCAGTCCTTCAAACTTGAGTGCCGGGCCTCGAAAGGTGCAGCTTTCGGGGCCTTTCTCTTGCCCAGGCCTACGCGGGCGGTATACGGCCTTCGCGCTTTTGATCCTCCTGCCACAGGAGGTTCCGTGCGCGATATTCGGGGCCGGCCTGATAGCCGGTGAGCCAGAGAGCGTCCTGATCGCTTAAGGCCTCACCATTGGCGATCCGCGCTTCGAAGCGTTTGGCGCGAGCGAAGCGGTCCTCTGCAGTTTCCTTTTGTCGGATGGGTTGCACATTGGCCGAGCGGGCGGATGAAGTGCCCAGCTGAGCCATCATTTTCTGCTCCGCTTCAGACAGCGGCTTGGGTGCGCGCTTTGCCTTCACAGCCGCTGCAGCCTGCGTTTTTGCCGTCTCGTGTTTTTCGGTGAGTTTCGGAAAGCTCAGGATGTCCGCGTTGGACTGATAAGCCGCGCGCTGAGCCTCGGCGACAGTGCGCGGTGTGATCAAACGTTTCTGTTTGCGGATGTCCGCGAGCGCACCATCTTCCAGCGCTTTCTGTTTGGCGCGGACCTGGGCGATCGTTGCGGCCGGGTCGAGACCGGCAAGCGTCGGGTTGACCGCTTGGCCGAGATAGGTTTCTCCGTCGGGCTCAAAGAGCCAGACCCGGCCGAGATCTTCAGGATCGTGGCGGACAAGAACATCTCGGCCGGGCATGACATCGCCGGTGTAATAGAATTCACCGTCGATCCGGATGCCCTGGTTGGTGACTCGGCGCTTGCCATCCTGGCCGGCGACCGGTGCCAGCAAAACGTCGAGCGCTGCCAGATCGCCGACAGCCCGAATTGGGCCAGACCACGCAGCTGCGACTTCAAACGGCGTCTTCCGCTTCAGGCCTTCATGCGGTGTGTGGGCGTATTGTTCCTCTGCCCATCGATCCGCCTCGCGTTGAAGCTCAAGGGCGGACAGCGTGACGTTGAAGAGCTTGGCATCGTCCGTGCCGAGCCGCGCTGAGAACGCCTTGCGCGCTTCGATGATTTTGCGGTCGGCAACCGAGTGGCCGACAAACCCCGGCAGGGTCGCGGCGCAATCGCGCTGGAAGGTGCCGATCACCCGCTCGACCGTTCCCTTTTGCTCAGGCGAATAGGGCGCCGAAAAATCCTGCTCGATGCCAAGGGCGTCCAGCAAACGAACCGTTGCATGGGCTGAAAAATCCGAGCCGTTGTCGGTCTTGATCAGTTCCGGCACGCCCCAGGCAATGAGGCATTTGCGGATCAAGAGGCCAACGGCGGAGGCGCGCGGTGTGCTGGTAACGAGAATGATGGTGCGCCGGGAATAAAGATCGATCGCAACATAGATGTTCATGCGCCCGTCCGTGGTCATGACATCCGACGGTGAGGCATCGATCTCCCAGCGCTCGTTGAGCCGATCGACACGGTTGGCGCCGGAAGCCGCAAACCGGACCTTAGACTTGTAGGCATCCGGATCGGTGATTTTGAGAAGCGCGTTCCTATCCTGCTCTTTCCACGTTTTAAGAGCGTTTTGAAACGTCCTTAAAGGCGGCATTTTCTTGCGGACCTGGCCCTTGGCGGTTTCCACCAGAACCGTTTCGCCGAACTTCGCGATCGCCGTGGTTCGGATGTGTTTGGCGGAGAGAAACTGATTGGAGACATAGAGCGCCAGACAATAGGCCCGCAGCTCTCCACCCTCGGCCGTGTCGAGAACCCCTGTGCCCTTCCGGGCTTTTGAGGGATCGTGCGCCAGGCGGTTGATGTCTGTGCGCATGTCCTTGCGCCAGCGGGCAAGCGTGCGACCAGAAAGGCGTTTAACCAGGTGCCTGACCCATTCGGGAACCGGAACCTTGCCGTCCTCATAAAGCTCGGCGAAGAGATCATCAGACGGGCTGGTGGTCAGCTCGCAGCTTTTCTTGAAGCGATCGGCGATTTTCAGGACAACCAGCTTGGCGTCGCGCGTGTTGCGCTCGCGCGTCGTCAGATCCCGGCTCGTTTCTGTCGGATAGTCTTTTTGCTCGATCCGCACAAAGGTGGCGGCATAATCGAGCCGCTGCGTATGGGGCAGAAGGTTCATGTGGTACTCGAGCCCACCGCCCCCTTCCCTGCCCTCGCGCTTGCGGGCAAGCCGGCTGTCCGCCCAGTGTTCGCGCGCGGCTATCAACTGCACACCACGCTTGGATGTCGGAAAGCCTTCCAGCCTGAGATCAGCGATTTCCTGGGCGGTCAGCCAGAGTTTCATTTGGCACTCCGGATCTGCATCTGGAGTGTCTTTTTGCGGGTCGCGACCATGCGCTCATGGTCTTCGATCAAGGCTAGCTCGATGACGTTCTCGTATTTGCGCGGGACAACCGCCATATCGAAGTCTTCGGCGATGAACCCGAGAAGCTCGGTTTTGCCGGTTGCATGGATCAGCGCCAGAAAGCGTTCGACCGTGATGTTGTTTCCGGTCTTTGCTTCCGAGGCATAGGCCTCCAGCATGTCCTTGGTCACCTTGTGACCCAGCCGCTCGCTCATCAGCCCGGCAACCGTCACCCGGTCCTTGCCGCATTCCTTGAGGGCCTTGGCGATCGCGCGGCTGATCCGCGACGCCAACCGGTTGCCGGATATCGTTCCCGGCTCAAACCCCACCGACACCTTGGGCGGCTTCCAGCCGGTGAACATGTCGATGGTGAAATCATCGCGCGGGGTCTTCCTAGCCATCGAGCCAGCCCTCCCGCTTAACCAGCTCGACGATCTCCTTGCGGTGGAGCTTGAAGACCACCATTCGGCTTGCTCTGGGCAGCTTGCTGAGATTATCGCAAGCGGACCGCAACACCCGATCTGTGGCAGTTTCCGGGTCGCGGCCGTCAAGTATCAACAAAGCGTCCGCGATGGATTTGGCTTTGGGAAGTTCCCCCAGGATGAGGTCCAGGACCTTCGTCTGGATTTCGGCGTCGAGGTCCGCGAGGGCTTTCAGGTCGGATTGTTTTTCGGCGAAAGGCGTGCCTTTGAGGCGATCGCGGGTTTCCGGGGAAAGGCCATTGAAGATGGCGACAGCTATTTGAATGGAACGAGGCGTGAGCCCGGTGGTTTCTGCGGCATTCTGGCAGAACGAAAAAACTTCGTTCTGCCTCTTTTGGCCGCCGGTGTGCTGGTTCCCGCGCTTACCACCGTTCTTGGTTTCCGGGTGGAGCGCCTCGTAAACCCGCTTCAACTCGCTCAGCGCCTCGCAGCGCTCAAGAGCATTGAGGTCTTTGCGGCCGAGGTTTTCCAGAATCTCGTGAAGCCGGAGCTCATCGGCAGCGTGTTCAGCCGATGGTTCCAGGATGCGAGCTTCAATCTCTCGCCACTTGGCCCGTTTCGCGGCTTCAAACCGGTGGGCGCCGGCAACCAGAGAAAAACGTTTGCCGTTCGCGACAACGTCGATGGGCGTCTTCTGGCCGACCTCATTGAACATGCCGGCAAGGCAGTCGGCCCAATCCGAGTCCACGTTCCGAAGCCGTCCCTCTGGACTGTCGATCAAGGAGATTTTGATGGACTGATACGCGCTCACGTCAGACCTCTAAAATTGCTGAGAATAGAAACCGGGCGCAGGCGCCTCCGCGGTCTCATGGACCGCCCGGCAAGGTGGCGTAGAAGTAGCTTGTCCGGAGTGCGGCGGCTTTCTGTGCCCGTCGTCTCGTCGATCTTGGACATTGGGACCGGGCTCAGGCCGCTTTCTTGTCCGGCGCCGCCCGCCCTTTCTGGCTAGCGCGCAGGTTCTCGTATTTGCTAGAAAGGATTCGAGCGGTCCTAATGGGATACCGGTCAGGCCATAGGTCTTTCAGCGGCGTTTCCAGAAACTCTGAAATCGACGCCTCAGCCTTGCGCACTGGACGGGTCCACACGTGGGAAAAGCTATTCGGGGTCATCCTGGCCAGCTCGGCCAGCTTTGCCAGGGTCATACCCTGGCGATGAAGCTCGGCCTTGATGGAATGCTTGTCCCATCCGTTCGGGGGAACCTGATCCGGCTTTGCCATGAGGTGCCTCTCTTAAGCTGAAAGCGGCGTGTTGCAGCAGGCCGTTTTCTTGGAATTTGTTGTGACAACTCGGCGCGAAGGTTCGAGCCGATAAGATAGGGATAAGCTAACTTTGATACTTTTTAAATAACAAAGTTAGCTTAATTGCATTTGGCTCGACCAGAGAGTGATCCGAAGACGCCATTGGGCCGCCGGTTACGCGAGATAAGGCGTGAGCTCGGAGATGAAGATCGTGAGGTTTTCGCATCCGCGATAGGGATCAGCAGGGCTGCTTTGGCTTATTACGAAAGGGGAGAGAGGACCCCAGACGCAGCAGTTCTAGCGTCGTATCGATCGGTCTATGGAGTCAGCCTTGAGTGGTTAGTAAAGGGCGACGGCGAC